ACTTCACATACTGGTATTCTTCAACTAACAATTCCAAATCATGGTTTAACCACTAGTGATACTATCGGAATTGCTACAGATGGTCTGGTATTTACTTGCTCTGATGATGATTTCTTCACCGAGCAACCATACCCAAGATCTACTGATCCTGCTGCTGGAGCAACACTTGGAATTACCACATATACTACAAATACAATTAGTGTTGGAGTTGGTTCTGCTGGTGGTGCTGGAACTGGTGCTGTTATAGAAGCGGTAGTTGGTGCTGGAGGAACTTTATCATTCTCAATTACAAATCCTGGTCAAGGATATGTAAACCCTTCAGTGATTATTCCAGAACCAAACTATGAGAATATGCAAGTTGTTGGTGTTTCCAGACTTGGTGTTGGAGCAACTACAGAAGTTGGAAGAAACCTCCTGCTTAATCTGACAGTTGGATCAGCAAATACTAGTGTTGGTATTGGATCTACATTGTTCCTTATTGACACATTTAAGATTTCAAGATCTGGATATGGTTTCCAACCAGGCGACGTTATGAAGGTAGTTGGTCTGGTCACTGCAAAAGACTTTGCAGCACCAGTTTCCGATTTCCAACTTGAAGTTGTGGAAACATTTAGTGATAGATTTGCTTCCTGGTCATTCGGTGAAATGGATTATATTGATAGCGTCTTTGGATATCAAGATGGAAGTAGAAAGAGATTCCCACTTTACTATAATGGAGAACTCTTAAGTTTCGAATTGGATCCAAATAATCCACTCTCTTCTGCTATTGACTTAGATTCTGTTCTTGTTATATTTGTCAATGGTGTACTGCAAACTCCAGGATATTCATATCAATTTACTGGAGGAACCTCATTCCTGTTCAGTGAGGCACCAAAGATAAATGATAAGATTGATATCTTCTTCTATGTTGGTATAGATGGTGTCGATGTCACTCAAGTTGAAACTACTGAAACAATTAAAGTTGGTGATGACTTATTCGTAAGAAAGCATCCTGCATATAATGACACTCAAGATCAACTTCGTGAAAGATCTATTACAGAAATTACTGGATCCGATATTGTTGAAACCGATATCTATACTGGTCCAGGCGTAAATGATAATATCTTTAGACCATTTGACTGGATCAAACAGAAGAAAGATATCTATGTGAAGGGTGATATCATTAGCAAAGTTAGACCTGTACTTGAAACTAAAGTATTCCCAACTGCAAGAATTATTGGTGATGTTTCACCTTCTTCTTCAGAAATATTCGTAGATAATGCACAATTCTTTGATTATGACGAAATCATTCTTGATCTAAACTCAGGATCATTCGCATTTGACGCATTCATGGTCGATTCAAACGAACCAGTTTCTGCAGCATTTACTGCTACAGTTTCTGCTGCTGGAACAGTTTCTGCCGTCACCATTACAAATGCAGGTTTTGGATATACAACAGCAACTATTGATGTTAAATTCTCAGCACCAAAAGAAATTGGTGTAGGAGTTGGAACAACTGCAACTGGAACTGCAACAGTTGTAAATGGTCAAGTAACTTCAGTTTCAATAACAAATTCTGGACTTGGATATACAAATACAAATCCACCAAGTATCATTGTAGAGATTCCAAGACCAACATATGAAACTGTAACGAATGTACAAAATGTTCAAGGATTTAGTGGAATCATAACTGGAATCAGCACCACTACTGGTGTTGGTGGTCACCCACTTGCACTTAAGTTCAACTTCCGTGCAATGACAGATTACGGTTTAAATGGCGAAGCAAACGTTGCTTCAGATGCATTAGATCTCATTGCAGGTTATCCCGTAATGATCTATGACACAACCGTTGGAAATGGTGTTACCTCCGTAAATAGTAGTGATTCTGCAGTTGTTGGTATTGGAACAACATTCTTGGATAACGTTTATGTCGTAAGTTCTATAACAAGTCTTGCTTCAAATGCAGAAATTATTTGTAATGTCCATTCAAACAGTCCAGTAATTGGAATTCTTGAAAGTGGTAATTTTGATGATCTTCAAGCAGGATTGACAACTTCACTTGGATATCTTTCTTGGGGAAGAATATATAACTATGACAATAGATCCAATGGAATTTCTATTGGTGTCACTGGTTTGACTGTAGATGCTGGATTATCAACATTCCCAACTATCCAAAGAAGAGGAAACTTTGGTGAAGGTAAAACTGGAGCAGTACGTTCCAGAAAACCACGCGCCGATGGCGTAAGTCTTGAAGCCGACAATTCTTTACCATTCTACATCCAATAACCAGATATAAATACATAAAAAAAGATAACGATGTCAGCAATTGTTACTGATCAATTTAGAATTCTGAATGCCAGCAATTTTGTTGAGTCAGTAGAAAATTCTTCTAACTCATATTATATAACTGTGGGTCTACCAAATCCAACTGTTGTTGGTTACGGTAGAACCATTGCTTGGAATACAAACCCACCATCACCTATTGACAGCATTAGTTACAATAGTCATGCTGGTGATGTTGTTTTGTATGGAAAGAGGATAACTTCTGCCAATGTAAGAAGACTGGTTAGAAGAATTGATTGGGTCGCTGGAAGTAGATATGAAATGTATCGTGATGATTATAGTATTCTTAACCCAGCACCACTAACAAATGCATCTAGATTGTATGATGCAAATTACTATGTGATGAATAGTGATTATAGGGTTTATATTTGTATTGAAAACGGATCCAGTGGAGATAGTCCAAAAGGAAATGTCTCTCAGGATGAACCAACTTTCACCGATTTAGAACCAACAAGAGCTGGCGATAGTGGTGACGGATACATTTGGAAGTATCTGTTCACTATTAGTCCAAGTGACATTATCAAGTTTGATTCGACTGAATACATTACTGTACCAAATAGTTGGGCAACTAGTACAGACTCTCAAATAAGATCTATTAGAGAATCTGCAGATTCTAGTGTCAATGAGAATCAAATTAAAACGGTATACATTGAAAAATCTGGTTCAAACTATGCAAATGGTTTGGGTCAAGAAATGAATATCATTGGTGATGGAACTGGAGGAAAAGTAAGAGTTGACGTAGAAGGTGGTAAAATCACCAATACAGTCGTCACTTCTGGTGGAAAAGATTATAGTTACGCACTTGTAGATTTGGGATCAATTAATTCCAACACTACAGGAACTAGTGCTAAATTAGTGCCAATTATTCCACCTTCAAAGGGTCATGGATTTGATGTTTATAGTGAATTAGGAACCGATAAGGTTTTGGTTTATGCAAGATTTGATGATTCAACAAAAGACTTCCCAGTAGACACTAGTTTTGCTCAAGTTGGAATCATAAAGAATCCAACTAAAGTTGGTACGAATGATGTTTACCAAGAGAATACATTCTCTGGTCTCAGTTCTTTCAAATTCTCATCAATTACAGGAACACCAAAAATTGGTGAAAAGATTGAGCAAGTAGTTGCAAATGGAACAGGGAAGGCATTTGGTTATGTTGCGTCTTACGATCTTGAGACAAAGGTTCTGAAGTATTTTAGAGATAGATCTCTATTTTACAATCAGACCACTCTTGATCAACAAGATTATACTGGTATATCCACTAATGGAAGACCATATAATTTTGAATCTTCATCAAATGTAATCAGCGGAAAAACTTCTAATTTTTCTGCAGCAATTGATACAGCATTTGCGGGGATTACTACAAATCCAACAGGAACAAAATTAATTAATCTTGGTGTTAACTTCACCAGTGGAATGGCGGTTCCTGAAATAAATAAAGGATCGGGACAATTAATTTATCTCGACAACAGAGCTAGCATTGCTAGAAACGCACGCCAAAAAGAAGACCTCAAAATTATACTGGAATTTTAAAAAATGCCACAAAAGACGAATTTAAACGTAAGTCCTTACTATGACGACTTTGATAAGGCAGATAATTTTTATAAGGTTCTGTTTAAACCTGGATATCCAGTACAGGCTAGGGAATTAACAGGTCTTCAATCGATTCTACAAAATCAGATAGAATCTTTTGGCAGTCACATGTTCAAAGAAGGTTCTATGGTGATTCCTGGTGGAATCACATGTGACAATGCATTTACAACAGTAAAGGTAAATCCAGATCACTTAGGTATTGACGTTACAGTATATCTTGATTCTATTGTAAATGCAAATAACGGCAAAGGTGCGAAAGTAAAAGGTCAAAGTTCTGAAATTAATGCGACGGTAAAGGGATATCTTTTACCACCAGAAGAAGGCGTAGAGGAGATTACTTTATTTGTCAAGTATCAAGATGGTGGCATTGATGGTTCCAGTGTAGAATTTGAAGATGGCGAGACATTAATTCTTCAAGAGAATGTCACTTATGGCAATACTTCAATAGTTTCTGGAGATACTGTATTTACATTAAATGCAGTAGATGCTGCTTCTACTGGATATGCTGTTGGTGTTGCAGAAGGTGTTTACTTCATTAGAGGAACATTTGTAGACGTTCCAAACTCACAAGTTGTTCTTGATCCATATGACAATAATCCGTCATATAGAGTTGGTTTTGATATTATAGAAGAGATTGTAAACTCAGATCAAGATCAATCTCTAAATGACAATGCAAAAGGATTTACAAACTATGCTGCACCTGGTGCAGATAGATTAAAAATTACTTTAAACTTAACTAAGAAGTTACTTACAGATATTGAAGATACCAGTTTCGTAGAACTGGTAAGAGTTGATGATGGAGTAATCAAGAAGTTACAAAATAAATCAAATTATAATTTAATCAAAGACTACTTCGCAAAAAGAACTTTCGAAGAGTCTGGGAACTATGCTGTAGATAATTTTATTGTAGACGTTGTTGATACTTTAAACAACGAGACAGGCAATGGAGGTCTCTTCAGAGAGGACGAAGTAACTGACCAAGGAAATACACCTAGCGACGATTTGATGGGCGTCAGAGTCTCTGCTGGCACCGCATACGTTAGAGGATATGATGTTGATCTTGTGGGTTCCACAGTTATTGACGTACAAAAACCAAGAACAACCAAAAAGATAAATGGATCATTAATTCCATTTGCCCTTGGTAGTTTAGTCAAAGTCAATAATGTTCACGGCACACCTTATATAAACATTGGCGACACTGCTGCAGGTGGATCTGGCAGCACCAATAGCAATATTATTGAATTATATGGTGAAAGAAGAAACGCTGGAGGAAATACAAACACAACTAACGCAAGTACTGCAGGTTTAACTACAAAAGTTGGTGAAGCAAGAGT